AACATTTGTATGTTTGAACTATACTGTTCTACAAATGCTGTAGTTATTTGTGTAGACATATTTGTCTCTCCATTTGTTAAGTTAAATGTTAATCACCCACATGGTGTTTAACAAAAAAAACAGAGAGGTTCTCCATCAGAATTGATAGGCATCTCTTGCATTTAAGGTCTGTTAGACCGCAGTCTATTCCTTGCTGTCAGAAAGGTTCGTATTACGAATTGTCTTTCGTTTCTTAGGAGAGCTTTCACTCTCCATAGAAATCCAATTATAGTATTTGTCGCAAATTGGCAAGGGGTTAGATTTTATATTTTCAGAACCGCATTCAAGTACAATTCTTAAAACTTCTAACTTTAATTCTTTACTGTCCATCTGCTTTTAATGTTCTTAAAGTTAAAACTTGTTGAACTGCTTTATCATGATCAGGATGACCAGAGTTCCAGAAAGGACCTTTAAGATCACCTGTGATTGCTTTAATTTCAGCATCATAATCTTTTACACTTTGATTACTATCTGAAGTTCCAACAAACTTATCTTCTGATAAAATACTTGCAATGTTTGCAAAGCCTTTAATAATTAAAGGATGATCTCCAAGTCTTGTACCATCTTTTAATTGTAGATCTAAAGTTTCTGCACCTAAGTTTGCTTTTGCTAAAGATCCAGCTTTCTTAATATTTTCTTCATAACTTTTACCCCACTCTTTTCTCAACTCTTGTTCAGCTTGAGCTTGTGCAGTTTCAGTATCAATTCTAGATTGCTGTGTAGATTGCTCTACATTAGATTTATAATAATCTAATATCGCTTGTGCTTGTTTTTCATTCAAACCTGTTTTGTGTGCAACTTCAGCAAATGATTGAATTGCATTTTCATCTATAGGAGTTACATCAGATTTAAAATCTAATTTATATTTATCAGGAGACTCAGGTCTTCCTAACTTATCATACACTTCATTCCATTGATCTTCAGTAAAATTATTATTAGGGACTGCGATCTTATCTGCACCAATCATTCTTGTTGCATTAATGTAAGACTTAGCAAGAGCATCTATCTCTGTGAATTTAGAAATGTTTGGATCGTTTCTATATTCTTCAGAAATAATTTCTTTCCAAGACTTAGATGTTTGAGTTGTATTATTAGTTGTTGATGAAACTAAAGTATCTTGATTAGTTTCTGTTGTTGTCTCTGTAGAGGATGTAGGTTCTGTTGTCGTTTCTTCTACAGGCGGAGTGTTACTCTCCGTTATCTGTTCGTTTGACATTTTTATTTTCCTTTTGCAGCATAGATTTAATAAATAGAAGAACGCTGCGTTGTCCTTCTAAGTATGCACTTTCATGGCTATCCCCTTTAACATTAGTGGTAGAATGATAGTGGCATCTTTTTTCTAAATCTGACATGACTTGTTTTCCGTCATCAGATTCAAAAATATTTTGATAGTTTATTCTTAGTTGTTTTAAATGATCCATGGTTTCCTTTCTAATAATTATTCTTCAGCATTTGCTAAAGCTCTTGCCTCATCTGGCAATGCTTTTGCGAGTGGTGCTACTTTTCCTCCTGCTTCAGCTACTTGTTGTATCATTTGCATTTGCTGCATTTGGTCTTGCTGTTGTTGTTTTTGTTGTCTTTCAGCATTCACTTGAGATTGTGGTTTTAAAACTTTTTGCGGAACACCTACGATATCTAAAAGATGTTTAACCAGTTTATCAAAATTAATATAATCAAACACAGGAGCAACATTCGCAAGACTTCCCATGATTTCTATTCCACGCATAATAGATTGAAGCTCAGAAGATTTCTGTGCTTTGGCAAGTGGAGATACATATTCAATTTCAATATCTTTACCTGCTAAAAATTCTGGTGCAGGTGCAAACATATTCTTTCTTAGTAAAATATTAAATGCTCTATCAATTAAAGGTTTAAGTAATTCAGATTGAAGTCTACCAAGAACAGGACCAAGCAATCTCATCTTCTCTTCGTTTCTTTGAATGACTTCTGTTGCAGTCATTTGTGGACCTTGTTGCATCATAAGTTGATTTACATAGAACGCATTACGAATTGAATTTCTTCTTTGATCTTCCATGTTTAATCCTAAAGGATTATTTGCACCAATGTTCAGTGGTTCAATTCTATCTCTTGTACCTGATCTATAAAAATTTAAACCACCAGGGACAGTCCTAACAGGTAAAATAAATCCATCATCAGGAACAAGTAAAGGGGGATCTACTTGTTTCTGTGCGGCTTTAATTGTTGTTTTAGACATTTCATTTAACATCTTCACATCTGGTAAAGCTGTCATCGCTGGTGATCTTCCGTATATTTCATGTGATGCTTTTAAGTATCTTGGTACAACAAAAGGAAATTCTCTATAACCTGATATAGATAATTCTTCTCCTTTGTCTGTCATGTACACAGATTCAAATGGCATATTCTTTTGATCTTGTTTCTTTGGATTAAAATCTGATCTTGGATAAACTGCGTGAATAAGAGTTACATCATCATAAGGATCTCTATTCTCTAAAACTTTAAAGTCTGGATTCATTCCAAACTTTTGAATTGCTGCTCTTACTGTAATTTTAAATTTTCTAAATACTGTATCTATTCTTCCTTTATCATTTTCAGAAATATAAATTTCATTAATATGTCTTGTTGAAAATTTTAAAATATCTTCTTCATCTTCTTCAATAAACATTGCTGCTGTACCAAAGGTAATTAGATCGTGATATAATTCAAAAATCTCTTGTTGAAAATTAGAACGATTAAATGCCATGTACATAGTCTCTGTCGCATTTTCTAACCACTCTTTTGCTTCATCTTCAAATTCCATATCCTCTTCTTTGAATCTTAAAGAGAACCAAGGCGTAGAAGGATTCGTCAGCATTCCATGTAAAGAAGCTGCTAACAATTCTACAGACTGTAAGGGAGAACTATCAAAAATAAGTTCTGTTCTTTTGTCACCTCTTGATCTTGTTTTAGTAACATCTGCTTTTCTTGGGATCATATAATCTGCAACTTCTTGCCAATGACTTTCCCAGTTAGCTCTTTGAGAACTTATTCTATCAAATCTTTTTAGTAATGCTTTTGTTAAATCTGTTTTCATTATCCGCCTAATAAACTTTTCTTTCCTAATAATGGTTCGCCTTCAACACCAGTTACTCCAGTTAGTATCGTAGCACTTCTTCCTCTTCGTCTTGCTCTTTGAGATGCTGTTAAACCTTCTTGATCTGTTGCTGCACTCTGAGAAACCTCTGCTTGTGTTGGAGCAGGAGCTGGTGGAGGAGGTGGTGGTGATGGTTTATTAAATACGCCTCCCATATTATTCTCCTAGTAATGTTTTCTTTTGAACTGTTGCTTCTTCTTCAACACCTAAAGGTCCTGTTAGAATTGTAGATCTACGACCTTTTCTTTTTCTTTCCATTGCCGCTTGTTCTGATGCTATTCTTGCTTTCTCCTCATCTGATACTTCAGGAGTTTCTGGCAAAGGTTGCACAGGCGGTAGTGGTGGCATTTTTGGACTAAATAAACTTCCCATAATTTTTATAAAATGTTATAATTATTATCTGCTACACTTTGCGGTGCAGTTTGTCTAGTGTTTAGTTCTTGAAGTCCAACTGCTAAATACCTCATGGCATCACAAGCATGAGAACTCCAATCATGTACAGGCTTAGATCTAAACATTCTATTTTTATCTATATACTTCCTGTGGTAATGTCTTAATGCATCTATTAATTTTTTGCAATGATCTACATCAATCCAGCAACGAGGAAGTAGCATTGAGGTTGCGTGTATACCATCCTCCAATGGCAGTTTTGGTACAACTTTAAATCTTACACCTAGCTGATAAGCCACCTCTCTTCTGGTCTTACCATTACCAAAATCAGTAACTTCAATATCATGCGGAGCATAATGATCTTGGTAAATATAATCTTTTTCTTTAATTAACTGAACAAAGAAAGGTAAACCTTGACCTCGTTCTTCAATGTAATCTATAATGTTTACAGATCTACCTAGCTGCTGCCAAAAGATAATTGCAGTGTGATCTGATACTCCTAAGTCCCAAGCGGTATAGACAGGCAAGGAAGGATCATAAGGGACACGAGCAATCTGCCTTTTGTTTTCCATATCTGCAATAAGATTCCCATAGATCGCACCTTCAATATTTGCAGTCCATTCGCATTCAAACTCTTGCTTAAACTTATTCTCACCCATAATTTTTTTTGCGGTTTCTAATTCTTCATTGTCTACAATCTTGGTATCTGATGCTTTTGCTTTATAATAAAACCAATCCTCTGAGCTTTGTGCGTGTTGATAGAGTTCGTAAAAGTTATTATTCATTCCTTGGGGTGTTCCAATAAATACACAATAACCTTTTCTATCTGAGAGTGCAGGTCTGATAATCTCTGGAAACAATCGTTCATTAACATTGGCATATTCATCAATGACACAACCATCAAGATAGATACCCCTTAACCCATCGCAGTTCTCAGATCCAAGTAATGTAATCCTTGAACCATTTGGTAAATCAACTCTGAGTTCTGTTTCATTAAACTTTGCACCCACAATCTTATGAGTAAATTGTTTCATGTAATCCCATGCAATAGATTTAGCTTGTTTAAAGGTTGGAGCAATATAAGCAAATCTAGGGTTCTTTAGTTTGCTAGTCATTGCGGATTTAATCAAATGATTAATCATACAAACTGTTTTTCCAAATCTTCGGTGGCATACTAATACCGACCAGCGATATTTATCAATCTTGTGATGTATATAGATCTGATGTTTCCTTGGGGTGTACTCTAGTTTTATATCCATTAGTGAACTGTGTCTGTAACATATTGATTATTTGGATTATATTCAAAACCAAGATTAGACATAATCCAATCCATATACATCATTGATGCTAATTCATTGGGTAGTCCTGTTATTTTAATAACCACATTGTTTGTTTTGGGTTCTACATAAACAATGGATTTTACATCTTTAGTATCAAACTCATCCATACCCACTACATATAGTAAAATATTATTTTGGAAAGGAGGTCTAGCAAAAAGAAGGTGTGGGTTGTTTGTAGGGGGTGGGGTGTGTGGTTCTGGGAAAGTGGATGTGTCTAAGGGTGTCCTGCAGTCCCATGTATATATATATAATAAACTGCGGCAGCAATATGGGGTATAGGGGGGGTCGGCTTTTTAAAAAAGATGTGTTGCAAAAATACAACAGTTATTACTAACGATAACTGAGCGTTATCAATACTAAAAAAAACTTCCGATAAATTTTTGTTATCAGTCATTCTTATATTTCCGATGCTTATGTTGTGAGAAATGGCGGCGGCTCTTTTTATTAAAGAATAGTAACTTTCAATACCAATAAATATTTTAAATTAATTTTATTTTATGGGTTGACATTTATTTTATTATATATTATATTGATATAAACAAAACAAAAGAAAGGGTTAATTATGATTTACGAAACAATAGAAGATCTACAAGGTGTAATGATCTCAAAAGAAAAAGCTG